TGCGCTGGAACGGTCATGCACGGCTACAACCTGATTCGGCTCTGGCCTCTGCACACTCAGAACGTCAACGAATTGCTCTGCACAGCGGAACGTAATGGCGGTCTGATAGGTGCCGTCTCCGCTGTCGATGGTGCAGTGGGTGGTAACCACCGCCCGGGATGTGTCCATCTGGGTATGACGAAAGCGAGTCATGATGCACCTCCGTACTGTTCCTGGTAGGTTTTTGGTGCAATCTCCTTGAACTGCATAAACTTGCCGACGAACACGCAGCGCACGGTGCCGGTGGGGCCATGTCGGTTCTTGGAAATGTCGATTTCGGCAATGCCCTTGTCCGGAGAATCTGAGTTGTAGACCTCATCCCGGTACAGGAACAGGATTTCATCGGCCTCTTTTTCGATCTCGGACGCATCGGCCAGATCCGAATTCAGTGGCCGCTTATTCGGGCGCTTCTCGCACTCACGGCTAACCTGGGCCAGTGCGATCACCGGAATTTCCAGCTCACGGGCCAGGTTCTTGAGCAAGCCTGCAACCTCGCCCACTTGTTCGTGCCGTTTCATGCGCTTGTCGGTGGCGCGAATCTTCTGCAGGTAGTCCACATACAGAGCCTTGATCCCGTACTTGAACTTCCAGTCCCGGGCTTGACGAATGATTCCGCTGATGCTGATGCCCGGCTCGTCATTGACACGGATATTCTTCACGCTCAACCGCCTGACCGCCTTCTGCAGCGTGTCCCACTCCTCGTCGTAGAAACCGCCGGCGCGCACTTTCTGGCTGTCCAGGTTGCCTTCAATGGAAATCAGCCGGAGCCCCATTTGCTCGTGCCCCTGCTCTGCCGAAATGATCCCAACGGATTCTTTTGCCGCCAGAGCCAGATTCAGCATCAGTGCCGTCTTGCCCATTGCAGGGCGGGCGCCAATCACAATCAGGTCTGTGGAGTGGAAGCCGCCCAGGCAGTCGTTAAGGTCCGCCAGTCCAGTATCCACCCCGAGCAGGCCTTCAGCGTCCATCGCCTGATCAACCAAGCGGATGCCCGCAGCCATAACCGAGCGCATGTCATGGTCATAATTGCGACCAGCCCTGTTCAGACTCATGAGTTGCTGGATGGCGGTATCGACTGCGTTGCTCTGGTCGCCTGACTCAAGGCCGCGCTTTAGGTCGTTGGCGATTTCCATGGCCTGCATCTTGCGGAAGTCGTCACGGACGATCTCGCAGCACTGCTCGAAGCTGTTGATCGACCACGATTCCTCAACCAGCGTTGCCAGATAGGGGGCAAACTCCTGGCCAGGGCACGCATCCTCAAGCGCCTCTACGACTGTCACCAAATCGGCAACCTTGCCGGCGTTAACCAACGTCTGGATGACCTTGAAAATCTCCTGGTTCTGCCACGACTCAAACTCGTAGGGCTCAAGATCGCAGTCCTGCATCCGGGCATTGTTCCGGATGGCCATGCAGATGATGCTTTGCTCTGCCTGTACGCTCATGCATCACCTCCGGTGCCAGTGGGCTTCTGAGGTGCGCGGTCTGGCCTCGGCATTGGCGGGCGATGCGGTCTGTTAACCTGCGTGGAATCCTGGCTTGCGACGAGTGACAGTGCCGGACCTGCTTCAATGCGCTCCTTCACGTCCTCCCAGCCGCGAACCTTGATCCACCGGCAGACGTGCTTCATGCTCTCGCAGAAACCCTCGGCTGCCTCTACGCGGCGGCGATACTCGCACTCCTGGCGCGTCAGCTTGAGGATTTCTCTGAGGTCGTCGGTTTCCGGCTTGAGCTTTTTGAACGCATCTTTGGCGTCAGCCTTAGTGCCTACCCGGCCAAACCAGTGATCCCGGCAGAACTTCCAGAACTTCTCGAAGTCATCTTCGGTGAATTTCTTGGCCTTTCCTGAATCACTCGCCGGTTCGGCGTTAGCCGGACCAGTGTTTTTATCGGTATCCGGTTGAGGGTATCCGGAATCAGGTATCCGGTATCCGGTATCCGGCGGATTAGAAACGTTCTCATCACGTTCCTGTTCCGTTTCGGTACGGTTCTGTTCTGGATCAGTGCCGTTCGGGTCTTCACCAGTAACCGGTTGCGGTATGTCAGTGCCCCGCAAAACCTCGTTTTTGTGGGGCCTTTGGTGCTTTCTGAAGTTAACGACGTGGAGGAAGTTTTCACCGTCCACCCGGTAGATTTCAACGAACCCAGCTTGCTGCAGCTCGCCTACCAGTTCAGCAAAGTCCACGTTGTCGTATGGAAGCACCTCAACCTTCAGGCGCTTTGGCTTGTACTTCATGTTGCCGTTGAAGTCAGCCTGGCCCCACAGCCCGATGAATCCGAGGCGGGCCAGCGGCGACAGTTCGCCCAGGTCGTCGTTGGTAAAAAATCCGGGTTTGATGTTTCGAGCCCTAGCCATCATCTCACCCCCTTGGACGAATTACAGGAACGGCAGAGCGTCTGCAGGTTGTCGATAGAGGTTTCACCACCTTTCGATTCCGGAACGATGTGATCAGCGCACAAGTCCAGATGGGTTTTGCAGCGCACGCAGCGGTACAGGTCGCGCTCAAACACAGCTGTGCGCAGCTTCTGAGAAATAACCTTCTTGCGGTAGGTGGTTGAAGGCTCGACAGGGGCAATGCCCATCACTTCCTGAATGACGCTGAGCATGTATCCGCCCTGTCCGTCACCCCAATGTGCAATCGGCTGCAGGGCATCACGATTTTGCTCAATCAGGTCTCGCAACAGTTCGACGGCGCGCATCTCAGCGGCCAGGTCTTTTTCGTATTGGCTCACACCAACCCCTCCCGGCGCTCAACTTCACGGCGCTCAACTGGTGACAACAGATCGGCACGCTTGCGACACAGATCTGTGTGAGCCCGTGCGTGGTACTTCCATTGCTCGGAGATCCCCATTTCTGCGTCCATAGCTATCCGGTGGTATTTGATCCTGAGTGAGAGCCAGAGGACTCTGGCCTTGCGGTGGAGTTCGTTCATTGCTAAAGTGCTCCTATCTCGTCTGAGTAACCCCGGGGCTGTGGCGGCCATTAACCGGGGTTTTTTCGTTTTAGGCTAAAAGAATCCGGGCTTGGCGATGGATCGGGTTGCAGCCATGAAACCCTTCTGCAGATCAGTCTTGGCGATCGACACCCAGCGCTGATCCAGGTCTTTGTTTTGCTCCAACTCATAAACCAGTTCGCCCACCTCGGCCGCCTTCTCCTTCACGGCGTTCATTGCATTGATCTCTGCCTGGGAGAGCTCCCGATACCCTTTGATCTTTCGGTGTTGGTTATCCATGTGGATCTCCTGTGTGAATTGGCGCCCCGCCTTTGAATGACGCGAGTATGTCGCGGGGCCAGCCGTCGCACGGCTGTCTTGGACGCCTCCCGGCGTTCAACATGCAGCTTGTCATCGCTGGTGATGCCATTGGCATCTGTGAAATGCCCTCGGTATTGCGCTCCGCTTTCAACGGCAAGGACACTTCCAGATACCGACTGGTTACGCCAGTCACTCGGCACGCTCACCACGGGTACTGCTTGACCGCGATACTGCTGCGGGAAGGATGTTCTGGCGCGTGCAGCGGCTTTTTTCTCCCCGGTCCCGACCCGGGGCGCCTCTACTGAGCAAGGCCCGCTGAACTCGCCGGCTTCTGAAAGCGCTCCGGCTCGCGCTGGTTCAACCATGACACCTCGTTGCAATCCGCATAATCCCCGGAACCGGTAGTGGATAAATGTCCAGTACCAATTCCCTGTTTTGGGTGATTCATCAGCCAGCGATGATCGCTAAGCTTTGAATCATGCGCAGGCCTTCAAAGGCGGGTCGTCATTAAACGTAATGACGGGCTCGACCAATCCGCGCCGAACCAGAACGCGATAAACGCGCTCTACCCGGCGAACGGAAGGGTCTGGAAAAACTCCACGGCCGTATTTGTTCAGCCAGGAGTAATCCACATCAGCTTCCTCGGCGATTTGCCTTAACTGGCCTTTCACCTTTTGAAGCCCTGCGACTGTCAGAGTGTTCAATATGCTGTCCATGCGAATCAGTCTAAGCACGATTATGCTCAAGATCAAGCACAATGAGCCTTGTTATCAGAATTAAAATGCCTTGTGAAAACACAAGGGGTGAAGTTGATGCAGAAACCAATAGAAGAAGTCGTTGGCGACAACGTCATGCGACTCAGAAAGGCTGCTGGCTGGTCACAACGAAAGTTATCGGAGAGAGCGGATGTCTCTCAGAGGGTAATTTCAAACATCGAGCAAGGCGGCGGGGCCGGATCTTCCAGTATCGGCACGCTTCAATCCATATCGGTCGCCCTGGGAATACCAACCTTCCTGATAATGACCGAAGGATTGAGTGTCGATAAGGCCAAAATCGAGCGAATGGCAAAAGTAATGCAGGCGTTTAGCGGGCTCTCGGACCATGCCCAAGAGCGCATCCTTGATATCGTGGAAGACTACAAGAAAATCGCTCCCTAAATATATGTGACACAAGTATGAACATATATTGATCTTTTCCCTGTACGCTTATACAGTCTAAAACCACGCCGCGTACAAGGAGTTTTTATGCCGGACAGCCCTGCCTCTACCCGCAACAAGTTGCTGGAAGTCGAAGCCCTCTTGCAATTCCTCATCAAAAGCAATGCCGCCAACGATGAGAACGCCGACGTTGTCGTGCCCGCCCTCGCTCAATCCGCCAAAGAAAAGCTTTCTGAAGCTATCGCCCAGCTCCCCCAATAAGGGGTTGCTGGACGCCAGGCGGGTCAAATCTGACGCGCTGCTCAGTATTTTTTTAATCATTGTGAGCAGAATCCTGCTTGACACCATCCCTGCATAGCACTATTGTGCTCAAAAAGCAGGGAGAAAACACAATGATTACTACCCAAATCAACGGAAAGATATTTCAGATCGACGGACAAGGGTTTCTTTCTCCGGCCGAGGAACTGACCCTGGAAGACTGGCTGCATGATATGCGCGCGCAGGACGCCGCCAACAAGCGGTGCCGTAGCGTTGAGACAATCAGCACTCATCGCAAGAACCTGCGCGAGAAAACGCAGCAGCATAGCGCTGTAGGCGTTCTGGCCTACTGCCTGAGTCACGGCATTATCCGTTTGGCCGATGATGACTCCATTGAAAAGGCCGTCTATTCCTTGGGTGATCGACTTCGCTCTATCGCCATCATTAAAGCGCTGAAGGTTGAACCCCTCGACCTCCAAGCCTTCCGGGCCCAGTCCCGCACCAAACAACGTCCGCGTTGTGTCTCCCTGACCTCGGCGCAGAAAGTTGTCGCGCCCGTTTTTGCGGAGGAAGTACTGGAAGATGAGCGGATCTACGAGATTCCAACCTACCTGCGGCGCTGCATTCTGAAAAACAACCTCGACAACAGGTGCCGGATTGCGGCCTACGCCGAGCGCGTCCGTGCGTGCGTTCAGGGAGCGGCTGCGTGATGGAAGGTTACAACCGACTCTACGACATCCTGGTGCTTGGTATTCCGCTGATGGGCATTGCTGGCTACCTGGCCTGGGATTGGTTTTACCAAAAGCTGGAGGCGCGGAAATCATGAAACAGCAAGCAACCCACAGCGAAATCTTGTTGATCGCCAGTCTGGTACTGCGCATCAACGAACTGAAAACCGGCCACATCCTGACCATCGACATTCACCAGAGCGGCCTGCGCCTGATGACGTTCGATTGTGATAACCGGATTGAGGGCTGCGAAACCATTTACCAGTTTGAGGACGCTTACCTGCCGAAGTTGCGGTTTCTGCGTCATCGGCTGGAGAAATTGGAACAGGAGGCGCTGGGTGAGCGCCGGGAGGTTGTGGCGTGAAGATTCAGAAAATTACCAGCCAGCACCGTAGAGACTTCACGGCCATCATGGAGTGCGAACACTGCGGCGCCCTGGATATCAACCGGTACGGCTACGACGACGCCAACTATCACCAGAACGTCATCCCGGCCATGGAGTGCAAGCAGTGCGGGAAGACTGCCGCCGAAGACTACCGGCCGCTGGCGACCAAGTATCCGGAGGGGGTGCAGGTATGAAGCAGTCATTCATGCAACACCAGCGCGAAATAGACCGCGCCTCAGACATCGAACTGGACATGGAGCGCATTGAGCAGGATATGCGCGAGATTCTGCTGGCCGGTGATGAGTTCCCGCTGCGCTACCACCGTCGCGGGTTCCTGCACCCGATCACTGCCGTGTACGACCGTGACGATGTGGTGACTGCCATGGTTGAGCTGGACGCAGACGGATTTAACCGGGCGGTGATGATGACCCGCACTGACCCGATTGAGGCGGCAAAGATTCTTACACAACTCATGGCGAGAGCCGTGGAGCAAATCATCGGCCTGGCCCCGATTCGGGAAGCGGCTGAATTTACAGAAAGGGAAGCAGCATGAACGCTATCGCAAAAACCGGAGCAGGCTTTGCCTTGCAGCCACAGAACCTGACTGAAGCCATGCAGCTGGCTGACATGCTCTCAAAGAGCGGCATGGTTCCGAAACAGTACATCAACAATCCGCAGTCCACCTTGGTGGCAATGATGATGGGCTCAGAGCTGGGGCTGAATCCGATCCAGTCTCTGCAGAATATCGCGGTGATTAACGGCAAGCCGTCGATCTATGCCGATGCACTGCTGGCCCTGGTGCAGAACCATCCAAAGTTTGGTGGTCACGAAGAATCCTTTGACGAAAAGACCATGACCGCCGCCTGCACCGTTTGGCGGAAGGGCGACAAGAACCCGCACACCGTCACGTTCAGCCAGGCCGACGCACAGCAGGCCGGATTGTGGGGCAAGTCCGGGCCCTGGCAGCAGTACCCCAAGCGCATGCTGATGTGGCGGGCCCGGGGCTATGCCCTGCGCGATAAGTTTGCGGACGCCCTGGGCGGCCTGATTACCGCTGAGGAAGCCCGGGATATTCCGGAACAGGATATGGGCGTTGCGCAGCGGTACGAGCAACCAAAACAGGAAGCGCGCCCCGCTCTGGAGTACTACCCGGCGGACAAGTTCGACGCCAATTTCCCGAAGTGGCAGGCGATTATCGAGGGCGGCAAGAAAACCCCGCAACAGGTGATCGACACCGTAGAAAGCAACGCCATTCTGACTGACGAGCAGCGCCTGCAGATCATTGCGCTGGCTGCACAAGGAGAAGAAGCATGAAGATCCTGAACCTGATTCAAGGCAGCCCTGAGTGGCACGCAACCCGCGCAACCAGATTCACGGCCAGCGAAGCCCCGGCCATGATGGGCGTCAGCAAATACCAGACCCGCACGCAGTTGCTGGATCAGAAGGCTACCGGCCTGGTGCCGGAGGTGGACGAATACCAGCAGCGGATCTTCGATAAAGGGCATGCAGCAGAAGCAGATGCCCGCCCCATTGCCGAGCGCATCATTTCCGAGGAGTTGTACCCGGTAACCTGCGAGGACGACGATGGGCGCCTGCTGGCATCCATGGATGGCCTGACGATGCTGGAAGATATCGGCTTCGAGCACAAGCTCTGGAACGAGAAGCTGGCCGAACAGGTAAAGGCTGGAAACCTGGAGCCGCATTACACCGTGCAGATGGATCAGCAGATGCTGGTGTCCGGCGCCGAGAAGATCCTGTTTATGTGCAGCGACGGCACCGAGGAAAACTGCGTTTGGACGTGGTACGAGCGCAACGAAAAGGCCATCAAGGCACTGGTTGCCGGTTGGGCGCAGTTTGAGCAAGATCTTTCCAACCACAAGCCAGCCGAGCCGGAGGCGCCAAAAGCCGAAGGCAAAGCCCCTGACGCCCTCCCCGCCCTGTCTGTTCAGGTGCAAGGCATGGTCACCGCCTCCAACCTGAAAGAGTTTGAGGCAAGCGCACGGGCCACCCTGGCAAGCATCAACACCGACCTGCAGAGCGATGAAGATTTCGCGAGCGCCGAAAAGGCGGTGAAGTTCTGCAAAGACGTGGAAAAGCGACTGGCCGGCGCCAAGGAAAACGTACTGGGCCAGATGCAGACCGTAGACGAGGTGGTGAAAACCATTGACCGGATCAGCGAGGAAACCCGGCAGCTGCGCCTGAAGTTGGATAAGGCGGTGAAGGAGCAGAAGGAAGCCCGCAAGCTGCAGATCCTGAACGATGCACGCGCCAAGTGGGACGCATTTATGAGCGGCCTGCACGGCTCTCTGTCGAAGGAAGCGGACGGCCTGCCGGTAGTCCTGAACTGCAGCAACGCCGATTTTGCGGGCGCCATGAAGGGCAAGAAGACGATCAGCAGCCTGAAGTCTGCCTGCGATGACGAGCTGGCCCGCGTCAAGATCGAGGCCAATGAAACCGCCGAGGTGGTCCGGAGCAATATCCAGCAACTGAACGAACACGCTGCCGACTTCAAGTTCCTGTTCCGCGACTTTGGCCAAATCTGCATGAAGCCCGCCGATGACTTTGCCGCCGTGGTGAAGGTGCGCATTGCCGACTACCGGGCAGAACAGGAAGCGAAAGCCACGCGTGAAGCCGAGGAAGCGGCTCGGCGTGAGGCTGAACAGAAGGCGCAGCAGGAAGCTGCCGCCCAGGTGCAAACCGATACTGTGGCTGACCCCGCCACCACCGAAAAGAAGCCGGCTTACCAGATGCCGCCACTCAACTTTGCCGAGCCCAAGCCCGAGCAGGTCACTATCAGCGCCGAGGAATACGCGCAACTGGTGCACAACAGCAAGATGTATCTGGCCCTGGCTGCCGCTGGCGTGGACAACTGGGAAGGCTACGACCTGGCCATGGAAATCATGCAGGAGGCCGCGTAATGGCCAAGCCCCGAGTAATCCTGACTCCCAGCCAGATTGACCGGGTGAAAGCCATGGCAGCCGTTGAGTTGCCGCTGGAGACCGTCGCCCGCCAGCTTGGCATGGCCCGCGAAACCCTGGCAAACGCCCTGATTCGTCAGGGCCTGGGCGAGTGGATGGAAGAAGCCTTCCCGAACCGCCAGGGCGTTGGCAGCGGTGGCGCCCGGAAAGGTGTTGAGCGCAAGCCGAAATCCAGTGGCGAAATGCGCAAGCTCAAGCCCGAGCAGATTGTTGTGCCGCTGAAGGTGCCGGAGAGTTTGCAGGCGAAGTGGTTGATGGGGAGGTATGCGGCGTGAAGGCGATTGATCTCTTTGCAGGCGCCGGCGGATTCAGCACTGGTGCGCACATGGCGGGCGTTCAGGTGGTGTGGGCGGCTAACCACTGGCCTGATGCGGTGGAATGGCACGCCAAGAACCACCCGGACACCATGCACCTGTGCCAAGACTTACATCAGGCCGACTGGTCGCAGGTTCCGGCTCACGATCTGATGCTGGCCTCTCCCTGCTGCCAGGGCCACAGCAAGGCCCGGGGCAAGGCGAAAGGCAACCCACAACACGATGCCAGCAGGTCTACCGCCTGGGCGGTTGTGTCGGCAGCAGAATACCACCGGCCAGCAGCGGCCATTGTCGAGAACGTACCGGAGTTTCTGGACTGGCAGTTGTACCGGCCTTGGGAACTGGCGATGAATGCCTTGGGCTATTCGGTGAGCCCGCATGTTGTGGATGCCGCCGATCTGGGAGCCCCACAGAACCGCATCCGCATGTTCCTGGTGCTCACCCGAAGCAAGGCGCCGCTCAAGTTGAGCTTGCCGAGGTTTACCCACAAGCCCGCCAGCTCATTCATTAACTTCGATGGCGGCAACTGGCAGCCAGTCGAGAAGCCTGGGCGTGCCCAGTCAACTCTTGATCGAGTCCGTGCGGGTCGAGCTGCTCACGGTGATCAGTTTGTGATGGCGTTCTACGGAAACACCAAGACCGGCCGCAGCCTCGCCCGGCCTATCGGCACCATCACAACCAGAGACCGCTGGGCAGTAGTAGACGGCGACAGAATGCGAATGCTCACCCGCTTTGAGTGCCGGGACGCCATGAGCTTCCCCGCCAGCTACCAGCTCCCAGACAACCACAGGCTGGCTGTTCACTTGATGGGCAATGCGGTGTGCCCGGAGCCGGTCAAACACATCATTCAGGCGGTAAAGGAGGCAGCATGAATGTGCGCAAAAGAAGAGGCCGATTCGATCTTACCCCTTCGCGCATGGCTCACCTAAACGCCTGCAGTGCTCAGAAAATGAGTTTGCCCGCAGCGGCCAAGGAGATCGGCGCGAGGGTGGACACCATCAAGCTTGCAGCGAAACGGGAAGGCAAAGAGAGCTGGCTTAGAGAGCGATTTCCAAAATCTGGGCGCCAAGGCGAGCAGCGGAAAAAGGGCAACCAATCAGATGATGGCGTCTTGCTTATCCCGAAAAACCCTCAGACCAAATGGCTAACCCAGGCGTGGAGGAAGGTGGCATGAGCATCAACAGCAAAGTACGGGCGGAGCCAGCGGGAGCCGCCATCGATGAGCCCCGAAAGATCGAAGCCATTTTTGCCAGTGACCAAGCAGCTCTCGAAGAGCGCGAAGTTTACCGGGCGCCAGATGGGCTCTATTTCGAGGTCGCGGAAAGGCTTGACGATGGCGGAGTGATTACAGACGCCGGCATCCGGCTCGAAGCTGAGTACTTCGCAAAGGCAGAGAGGTTCCTGTAATGGCTCAGAGCAAAAACAAGCGAAAGAACGGTAAGCGAGCAGGTCAACGCAAAAGCCATACCGGCATGCTTCGAGCTCAAAGGTTCTTTGGTCGTTCACGAGTATGGACCTGGGAGAGCTCTTGGGGAGCTACTGGAACCAGGGAGGCTTTCGCTCAGGCTCGGACCATCAGAGGCTGGGAGGATCTAGCCCAGGACATCGCCGAGGGTGTTATCAAATACCCAAACAACTGGCTGATTTGTTGCCGAGCCCTATGCAGAACTCAGAACGGTGATGAGTGGGTGGAGCATGAGGTTAGAAGCGTGCGCTCTGTGAGTCTGCAAGCTTTCAAGGGTCTGTACGGAGAGCTTCGCGAGTCTGTACTTGCAGAAGTGCGCAAAGACCATGTGGTTGATATGGGCTGGATTTGTCAGACCTGGCTGCAAGACCGGCTGGACACCGATCATCAGTGGTATCTCCACGACTTGGGAAGCTATACAGCAGTCCGCCAACAAAGCTGGCTCGATGGCAACGACGAGGTTGTGCGGGAGCTGTTTGAAGTAGCTCAGGAGAACGCAGCATGAACATTCGCAACCTTTCACCAGACCACCCGCTGCGTACCGATCCAAACCGGCCATGGCCATACAAGGTGCTGGTGGGCTACCGGGCTCAGGGCAACCGCAAGATCGTGGCCACCCGCTCGGTTTATGTCCGGGCAACCAGCGAGGACCAGGCGGAGCAAGCGGGCTTACGGGAAGCGAGAGCCATGATTCCGATGGTAGTCGATGGCCGCCGGCTGAAGGCAAGCCGGATCGTGAGCAGTCGGCCACTGGATAAGCAGGATGCGATCGGGGGTGTGGCGTGAAACGGCTTCCTGACGTTACGCGGGTGCCGGATCTCAAACGGATGATCCTGCAGGGCTGGGAGCTTTGCTTCCTGAAACACCCTCGGTATCCGAAGTTGCCCGGCCCTATAGAAATGCGCTACCGAGACCAGGTGGCAAGCGTGACTTATGAGTGCATAGACCGAGCCGTACAGAACCTTGACTGGTTTCGGGAGAACACGGAAGAAATCGAGCTCCACAAAGGGGCGTGGCTTTACAGGGCCAAACAGAAAGACCTGGTTAGCGGGCTTATAGGCTCGTCGGCTGGTGGTTCGGCATGAGCTGCGACAAATGCAGCGCCCTACTGAAGCGCCTGAACAGGGCTCGCGACAAAAAAGAGGAATACGCAATCAGCAATAAGCGCCTGCGGGCAAAGATTGCACACCAAAAAAAGCAGTTGGACGAGCTTGCCCGGCTGATGATTGGGCAGCGGGAAGAAATTAAACGGCTGGAGAAGAAGCATGGCAATGACGTTTGAAGAGTACGCACAGAAGCACCTCGGCACTGCCGGGCTGAGCTTCGAGGGCATCGAGCTGGTGCGCATGGGATGGAATGCCAGGGGCAGCCACGGCAACTGTCAAGGAATC